TATCATTTGTGCAAATGAGAACGAATCCCAGCGGGATCGGATGAGATGATTTCTCATTCTAGACTCCATCTGCTTTGCGCTCAGCCCAACGTCTACCCAACTGGCGAGCCCACTCGACGCCAAGCACACCAATGAATCCGGCAGTGGCAAATGACCAGGCGATGCTGAAACCGAACTCTTTCACTGTCAGGCCAACCACCATCACGATGAGTGCACCGAGTGTTGCTTCAATGAACTGACGCCATGGGGTTGTCTCTTTGGCGTCGTACTGGATACGGAGCCAAGTCAAGGCAAACGTCAGGACCATCGCGAGACCGTTCTCTCTCAGGGCGGTCATTAATAACACCCAGAATGACGGGTCTTTCTCTGGCATGTGCAGCATCTCGGATTCCTCCCCTATCAGGGAGCCATAAACGAAAAAGCCCCAGCGATTGCTGAGGCCCTAAATTGGTATTCACATCTTTCCGGTCTTTCGCCTATATATGGCAACAAAAAACCCGTCTTGTGCCGGGTTTGGAAGCATCGAGAGCTCAAGACCGACACTGATCCAATATCCAGCGGATCTCTCTTGCATCAATCATGGCCTGCTTGGATTGGAAGAGTGAGACCCCGTTATAAACTTGAAGAGCTTCGTACAGCTCGTCTCCGAACTCAGTTCTACATGCACCCTCAAGAAGACCAACGACTTCCATTTCCTCGGTCAACACTCCTGCCCATTTGTGAAAAACTTCTAATGGTGGCAAGTAGGTATCTCCACGACTTTCGAGCACTTCGCGATATGAGGATCCCGCCAGTGAAGGAGAAAAGGATTGCCCTTCAGTGGCCAAAGCCAGAATTTGCTCAACCAACTCCCACATTTTCATGCAAGTCACTCCCTTGCCCTTGGAATTAAGATGACTGCTTCATGACTGCAATAAATAAAAAACCCGACTCAACGGTCGGGTTTTTTCCAATTCCTAACGCGTAGAAATGACAGGATGGGGTTAATTTACGGCGAACCGGCGACTCAGTCAAGCGGCATCAATGAAGAGTTCTTCCGCGTCGAAAATCTCGGTGGCGTGGATAACAGCTGCCTCCTCAAGTGCTTCCAATCGCTTACCAATGCCAGCCCTCCAGTCTCGACGAGTACGTTCAGGCGACGCCTTTAGATCCCAGGTGTTCATGTCATAAAACTCGGCGGGCAACACGATCATGTCCGTGGACCGCTTTCTATCCTGCACCCCGCGCAGCTTAGGAATGGCCCACGCTGTCACAGCCTTGTAGACAAAGAGTTGTGGAGCTGGAGAGGTGATGCGTGAGACCAGCCGTCCAATTGCCCCAACCTTATTGGCCTTATGCGTCGAGTACTTCGCCACCAGCACATCCCACTGCGCCGGGACCAGCTCACGGTGCAGCAATGCATACAGGCAGCAGTCATAGTCGAACTTGTCCCGCGCCGAGATACCCGCGCCCTGCCCGCCAGAGCGCAGCTCCGCATCAATCAGTTTCTGCCAGCTCTGCTTGGTTGAGTTGTCGATGTTGTCTGCCGCAAGTACCCGAACCAAAGTACCCATCACGTCTTTGTAAATAGTCATGCCTTCCCCTGAATCCCCGATGTCATTCGATCCACCGGCGCCGCGACGGTGGCACTTTTTCACGTTTCTAAACCTCGCCTATGGTTGTTTTCTGAATAGCGCTGCAAGCCTTGCCGTTAGCGGCTTCCAGCGTATTACCGGATTCTCCGAATCTAACGCCTGTCTGCCCGTGGATCAGGTCGAAACCCTTCTGGTCTAGATGGCCGTGCCACTTCTCCAGCGCATCACGCTTGCGGCTCATCACGTCCGACTGGATGTACACCTTCACGTTGTAGCCCATCGCGTGGTTGATCAGCAGCTCACCGATCAGATGGTCGATGCCGAGGTCTGCCCAACCGGTACGGGCCACTTTGCGCAGGTCGTGGCTGGTCCAGTCGCCCTTGCCCAACCGGGTGAACACGGCACTGGCCTGCCCTTCGCTCAGCGCTTTGCCATTACGTGCCGGGAACAGGTACTGGCCGTCATAGCCGCGGGCGGTTTGGGTTTCGCGGTACTGGATCAACAGGCCGCGTACCTGGTCAGTCAGTGGCAGGTGATGCTCCACGCCGGTCTTGGTGTGCTCGGCTGGAATGAACCACTCGTGTTCGGCCAGGCTGATATGCGGCCAGCGCGCTTGCCGGGTCTCCCCTATTCGCGTGCCGTGGCAAAGCATCATCAGGGCCAGCATGGCGTCAGCCGGTTCGCTGTCCATGACCTGCTCCAGCTCGGCCAGCAGATCCTGCAATTGCACACCACGCAGGCGCGACGGCTTGATCCCGACCTTGGCCTTGGAAAAGTCACTGAACTTGATGCCCGCCAATGGATTGGACGTGATCAGGCCCAGCTTCAATGCCTGACGGAATGCCAGGGCCAGCAACTGGAACGCCAGACGCACGTAATCGATTGAGAGGGCTTCCTGCAGGGGCCACATGAACAGGGTATCGAGCGTGGCCTTGTTGACCTCCACCAGTGGCAACTCACCCAGGCGCGGCAGCAGGTGGCACTTCATGGCCGAGGCGCCAGTGTTCTTGCGCTTGGCCGACAGGCTGCGGTCACGGGCCATGCGATCGGCGTACCAGGTGAGCAGTTCGCCAGTGGTGGTCCACTGGGAAATGGTCGAGCCCGCATCAGCCGAAACCCGCAAGCGCACGGCCGGGAGCGCGGCCAATACCTGCTTGGCGCTCAAGTCCGGGAAAGCACCGATGCGGTGCCAGCGGCGTTTGTTGAGCAAGTACCAGGAGCCTCGGGTGCGGTTCTTGGAGAATCGAAAGTGCAGCGCCGGGTGGCCGGCATCGCGCAAGTCACGCACATGCTCGAGCTTGGCATTGCGCCCAATCTCGGCGTCGGACAGCTTCACGGTGAGGGTTTTGATTTTGGTGTTCATTGCCCCGCTCCCACAGGTGATTGCAGGTCCACCACTTCAAAGGTGCTTGGCCACATCAGCCCGCCGAAGTGCTTTGCCGCGCTTTCATGCTCAAACAAGGCCACAGCCCGGTCTGGCTTATGGCTCAAGTCGAGCTTGTACGAACAGCAATGAACGGCCCAGCGATAGGCGCTCGGCTCAACCGGGGCCAGGTGAGGATTAGGCATGCGCTGCACCTCCCGAACGCATGGCCCGCAGCGCCGCCAAAGCCTTGTTGCCCACTTCGGGCGCGCTGCGTTCAATGGCCCGTGGCGGCAAAGCCAGCGGCATTTTCTGCAACGGAAGGCCCGCCAGAATGCGGCGCACCGTGATCGTGTAGTTGCGCTCAAACAGCTTGATGCTCAGGTCGTGGGACAGCCGGTTGAGGTTTTCAAAACCGCACTCTTTGGCCGTGTGCCACACCGCGTCATGGGTCCACTTGGCCTGCCCTGCCATCGACGGATGCGCGTTACGGCAAGCCTCACGGTGGGCCGCAGCCAACCTCGGCAGGCCGAGCATTTCCGCTGTCGGCGTGCACCAGCCGATAAACACGCCCACGTTAGGCACAAAGTCCTTGGCCGCTTGGCGGGCCTGCATCAGGCCGAAACGCAGTTGCTCAGCGCTGCAGATCCCGGCCTCAAGAAAACCTCGCATCCACTGCTGCTTGGCGGCTTTGTAGGTCGCCATATCCGGCCAGGCCTGCTTCCACGCCGGGAAGATCGAGCGCAGTTCGCGGAACAGGCCGTTGATGACCTTGGCCGTGGCCTGGGACAGCTCGGCGGCGGGCTGGATGTTTTCGCTTTCACCGGCAGCGATGAATTGGCCGGTCTGGACCTTGGCCCACAGACCGGTGGCAATCACTGAAACTTGATTCATTTGGCGCCTCCGTTGATCCAACTGGTGTCGTCATCGTCAAACCCGGGCGCACCGGCCTGAACCTCAGCACTAGCGGTCTTCACCCGCTCACGTTTAATCCAGGTAGCCAGTCGGAAACACCAACCCGCAGCGCTATCCACAGTCGAAGGTTTGGCAACATGAAAACCCTTGAAGCCTGAAATGACTTCATCGGTCAGCGAATCAGATGGCAGACCAGCGATAGCGAGCTGATCGGCCATCGCCTTCGCTGCAGGATCCCACTGAGCGAACATGGCAAAGCGTTGGCGGTCATCGGCGGCGTCGAGTACTTGCTGATTCTGCTCAGCAATCACCCCAGCCAACTCGCCCTGCAGCTGCTCTTTGGTTACTTGATGGTTAAGTGGTGGTTTGGGTGCAGAATCTGCACCCCGCTCTGTCGAAATCTGCACCCCGTTGTGTTGTAGATTGCACCCCGTTGCGTCGAAATCTGCACCCCGCTTTGACCGGGGTGCAGCATTTGCACCCCGTGAAAGTTGAAGGTCGTAAACAACCGGGCGGCGGTCGTGTTGGTCGATATAAACCGCGGCAAGAGCTTGATTCCCTCGAACGATCCACTCGGCCTCACGCAAGAGGTCGAGTTTGTAGCGAACCGTTCGCTCAGAAAGACCGGTGTCTTCGCTCAGGCGGTTTACAGAGGGAAATGTTCCGCGACCATCCGCACTCGCGTAATTGGCCAAACACAGCAGGACGTGACGCGCACTTGAATCGGATAGTTCCGTCTTGGCGATTTGAAGCGCCCAGGACATTGCTTGAACGCTCACTGAATAACTCCACATGCCTTTTCAGATGAGGCATGAGCCCCCTCGCTTG